GATTGTCTATCGAGCCAATAAATATGGCGAGAAAACAATCAAGGAACTTTGTGCAATAATTAAAGACAAGGAAGGCAAAGAAAAACCCATAATACGCTTGCTCGATACGCCCACAGATGAGGATGTGCGGTTTGAGGGGGCAGATATCCAGTTAGAATTTTCGCATTATGGGATTCATACAATAAAGGCAGAGAGAAGTGCTTTTGGGTTTCGGGTTGTGCGGGACAGATTAGAACCTGTCGAAGATAAGTTGACAAAAAAGGAACTTCCCAGGTTGTTTGTTTTTTCTGATTGCACGGAATTTATCTATGAGATTGAACACTATGTTTACGCCAATTATGCGAGAAAGAAAGACGAACACAATCCGAAAGAAAAGCCCAAAAAGGTTGACGATCACCTGATGGACTGTTTGAGATATATTGCGAATGCTAATCCCGCCTTTATAAAAAAGCGGGATATGAAAGAACAAGAATACATACCACGAAATATTTACACGGGTTATTGAGGAAAAAATGAAACCAGAACTAATGAAACGAGCCAGACAGCGAGTCTTGGAAGCATTTAATATGGCGAAGGTTGCCAGAGCAAAAAAAGAAGAACTCTGGTTGTTGCTCGGAAATATTTATAGAGCGCAGCCCGAACCATCGATGCAAAATTATCAAAGATACGAAAGCCGAGCAGATTGCTATGTGCCTGCCCTTAGAGATGCAGTCGAGACCCTTGTCCCCAGAGTTTTGGCGGGGCTATTTTCGGGGTCGCCACCCTTTAGAATTACAGGCAGAGAAATTACCGACAAAGCGACAATGGAGATAATGCAGGCATTTATGGAACACCAAGTCATCGACAGGATTAAATTAAAAACAAAAAAACTTTCGTCTATACTCCAGATGGGAATTTACGGGACAACAATAGTTAAAACTCCCTGGCGTTGGGAAAGAAAAATAATAAAGACAAAAGAGCAAATAGAGGAGCCCATTCTCTCTGCAGAAGGAACAAGCATAGGACAAAGACTGGTTATGGGGGAAGTGGAGAAGAAAGTTGATGTTTATGATGACCCAGATTATCAAGTAGCGAGTTTACACGACATATACATAGACCCCGCAGCAAGACCACCAGATGTTGTGGGGAGTGCCGATTTCATATATACGGCTTCAATATGAATTGAACGATACCCACAATCAAACAATGGACTGTAAATCCCTTATTCTTAACCCGATGATTAAAAGATTACGGGCGGCGAATGTGGAGTCCTTTCAGTTAAAAACAAGACCTGGGGGGATAATTGATACCAACAGCATAGACGGGGTTGATTTTTTGAGACCGACCGATTTAACAAAGGTTGGCTACGAGGCCTCAACAGCTATTCAAATGATGATTGAAAAGGGAACAGGGGCAACCCGACCAGTAATGGGACTTACCCCTGGCCCTGGTGGTTCGAGGACAGCTACGGGAACAATATCCCAGGTGCAGGAAACCCAACAGCGTTTGCGTTTAGTCATTCAGCGAGCCGAAGAATATTTATTGAGGCCGTTCATAAAAAGATGTTATCAACTAAACCAACAGTATCTAACAAAGGCAAGGATTATTCGGGTGGTGGGTGAAAAGGGAATCAATGTAAGGATGGTGCGTCCAGAAGAAGTTTGTATCGGGGATGTAGATTTTATCTGTATGGGTTCTATGACAATGGCCGATGAAACCCTGAAAATTCAACAGATGGTAAACTTTCTTAATATTGTTGGCAATATTCCAGGGTTTAATCCAAGGCCAATCCTGAAGAAAATCTGGGAGGCCTTTGGCTTTAGAGATTTTGATGAGTTGTGGACACCTGAAAAACCGATGATGTTTCCGCAGACTACGGGAATGGCTCCGCCACAAGAACAACCACGACCCACAAGTCCTGAGCAAATGGCGGAATATATGGCTCGCATGCGGGCACCGAAGGTATAGAGAAAATGCCTTATGCTATTCAAAAAAGAGGAAAGAAATGGTGTTTGATAAGACAAAATGGAAGTGTTAAGTCTTGTCATGATACAAAAAAGAAGGCTCAGGCCGCCAGCAACTTAATTATGGGTAAAGAACATGGCTGGAAGCCTACAAGGCTTGGGAAAGCCCTTGAGGGGAAATAGTGGCGAAAACGAGACAGCAAGAACTTGATGGAGTTATCGAACAGGGCAATGCTATCGAATCTATGCTGAAAACCGACGGTTGGAAAATGATAGAGGCTGAATTTCGGCAAAGACTTGATAGCAAGAAAACAAATAAAGAATTAAGGAAAGCAAATAGGGATTCGGTTTTTTACCTTTTGCGAGGCCGATTAGATGGTATTGAAGAAGTAATTGAGAGACCAAAGAGATATTTAGACCTGCAAAGGCAGGCGCTTGAAGAAAAAGAAGGAGGAAGATAAATGGTTACGAAGCGTGAACCTCAGAAGTCCCCTGAAGAAATTCAGGACGAAACTGTTGATGAGGCCGCAGAGCTTGAAGATGTGTCTTCAGAAGAGGAAGTTCCGACTGCCCCTGAAGAAGGCGAAGCAGCGGAAGAAAAGCTCATTATGGGTAAATTTAAAACCCAAGATGATGTGATTACTTCCTACCAAGAATTAGAAAGGTTCAAATCGCAATTAGAGCAAGAGAACGCCGATCTCCGAAAGCAGACCGAGGCCGTTAGGGAGGCCCCAGAACCAGAGGTGAAGCCTCCTAAATTAACGCCACAACAGGTGCTCGAGAAACTCTATACCGATCCACGGGGAACTATCGCCGAGGTGGTAAGACAGGAATTGCAAGAAGGAGTTTATCCTACATTAGGCGAAATGCGAATGCAACGAGCAAAGGAGTGGGTAGAGACTCGAGAGGAATATACCGATGATCTTGACCAAAAGTTGGGTGGCATTGTTAAAGAATATCGATTGGGCAAGGGAAGTAATATTCCGCCAGAGCGAGCGGTAAAGATGGCTTACGAGATTCTGAAAGGACGGCGCCTTGCCGAAGTTAGCGAGAAGATGGAAGAAGAAGGCAGACGCAAGGAACGAGAGGCTGCGGAAAAGAAGGACAAGGGCTATGTAGAGGGGGCTGGTAAAGGCCCTGGTTCTACTGGTGAAATTGACCTCGAAGGAATGTCTATCGAGGATATGGAAAAAGTCCTTCCCCACAAAGAAGAATAGTCTCTCTGCGGAATAAATCCTTTAGGCGGATAGTAAAAAGGAGAAAATAAATGGCTACTGTAGTTCCAACCAGAACCACAGACTTAACGGCCAATATGCAGAAATATTACGATAAGGTGCTTCTGGATGTCCTACGAAAGAGCATGCAATACTACGATGTAACTACCAAGAAGCGAGTGCCCTTGAATAGTGGTAAAGTAATTTACTTTATTCGCTATACGGCATTCGGCGCTAACACGACTGCTCTTTCTGAAGGTGTTGTTCCAGATTCCGTCAAGATGTCGAGCACCAATGTCAGTGCGACCCTGTCCTCGTGGGGCGGGTATGTTACGATTCCAGACTTACTTTCGAGAACCGCTATTGATAATACCCTTAAAAGTGCCACGGCTGAACTGGGTTACAGAGCTGGTTTAACGCTTGACACATTGATTAGGAATGAGTGCACACTTCACGGCACCGTGCAACCACCCGCAACAGCTACCGAGATGAGTACCACCAACGACCTTAGCGTGTCCAAGATTCTTAGTGGATTAGTTGCAACCAATACGCTGAGTTCAGGTGTTATTAAAAAGGCTGTCAGGACGCTAAAGGCGGCTGATGTTCCACCCCATAGCAGGGGCGATTATGTCGCTATCATTCACCCGTATGTTGCTTATGATATTATGGGTGAGACTTCAACTGGTGGATTCTTAGATATTAACAAATATACTACTGCTGTTCCACTTTATAGCGGTGAAATTGGCAAGATGTATGGTGTTAGGTTCATAGAATCTTCCAACGTCCGTTCACATACCAGTACGACAGATTCTTACTTCTCGGCCAGTATGAGCGGTAGTGCTGTAACTTGTTACCGTAACCAGGTTTTTGGGGCCGACGCAGTTGGAGCGGTTCAATTAGCTGGGATGGGCAAACCGAGGACTCTTGTTAAGGGCTTCGGTTCTGCTGGGTCTTCTGACCCATTAGACCAGTTGCAGACTGTTGGCTATAAGATCGAGGGCTTTGTGGCAAAGACATTGCAGGATACAAGGTTTATCAACTTGGTTACCAGCGCCACGGCCTAACCGAAAATAATTCCAGAGGGTGGGGCGAAAAAACGGGAGCGCTATCCCTCTCCTTTCGCCCTACCTTTAGGAGCTAAAATTGTATAATGGTATTTACTCGTTTGAGCTTACAGGGATTTTAAGAAAGTTAAACCCCGAGCTTTATTTTAATACAAGTCGTTTCAATTATTACCGAAACGCAGGTCTTTATCATCAGGGTGGCCTTGTAATAGCTGTTCCGTTAAATCAGATACCAGAACACACAATCTTTGAACGGGACTGTATGTATCCTATGGGGCCAACGGGAGAGGGTATTCGAGACAAGGGATGGCGAACAATTTTTGGAGCCCTTATCGAAACTAAACGCATTAAAGAAAAAGATTTAAAAAAAGAATTAGGGAGGCTTGGCCACAGATGGTAATGATAACTAAAAAGGTTCCCCCGAAACCCGCTGATGATAAAAGGGTAAAAGTAAATTTGGGATGTGGTGTATTCAAGCTTAATGGGTTTATAAACATTGACAGCGACCCCAGGGTTTTCCCAGACTTGTGTGAAGATGTCAGATGTCTTCCTTTTAGGGAAGATTCGATAGACGAGTTGTATGCGGGGCATATGTTGGAGCATTTAATAATTACCGAAGCCCTGCCAGTTTTGCGACATTGGCATTTAAAGCTAAAGAAAGGTGGAAGGTTGACAATCACAATTCCCGACTTTGACCTTATCTGGAAACAACGCTCATTTGAAGACGCCAATTTAATGTTAATGCGACCCCAAGAGATGTTTTCAGAGGGGCCACATAGAAGTCTTTGGACAATTCGAAAGGTTGTCGAATATCTTAAAGAAATAGGGTTCAGGAAAATAAAGATACTTAAAACCTGTCCCTATCTTGTTAATGCCGAGAAATGGCAGAGTATAGTGGAGTGTCTGTCTCTTATACACATCTCCGAGCCCACGAGACTAGGCATGATCTCGTATGCCGTCTTCTGCTTGAAATTTAACCACCTGTTACCCAAAATAAAACATTCCGGAGTTAATGTTGTTTTTTGCCCTGCCAGTTTTTTCGGGGCTTCCAAAAACGGATTTAACGATATAAAAGAAAATTTTGATGTAGCCAATGCCCTAAATAAAATAAAAGGAATTAGGGTAGTTACTAAAATAACAGAAGAGCATAATCCGAAGAAATATACTAATCCTGTTTTTACCGATAGACGCCGTTCAGGACATATTGATATTTGTGCAACAGTTTTAAGAGAGGCCGACATTGTTGTTAGCGTGCTTGACGGAACCTTTGCCCTTTTGGCATATGCCCTTGATATACCTGTTATTATTCCTAAGGTCTGGGAACCCAAAAAGTTTAGAGATGGACTTATTCATCCAGTAGGTTATTCTAAAGCATGTGATTTAATTGATTTAGACAAACTAAAACAAGTTGTCGAGCTTAATTTGGAGGATCCCCGCAGGTTAAGAAAAGAGAGGCGTGAAGTCGCTATGGTAGAGGGAGGAATGGGTCTGCGGGGTAATCCAGAAAAAAAGATTGTGAGAGTTATTAAAAGTGTTGCGAAAAAATCCATTTAGGGATATATACGACAACAAGAAATTTAAGTCCGTTCTTTTACATAGAGAGAAGCCCGCTAATTTTCCTTTTATAGTTGACCTTGAACCAACCAATTATTGTAATCTCAAATGTCTTTTTTGCGGTCAACAAACAATGAAAAGGCAAAAAGGTTTTATGTCTTGGGAAACTTTCAGGCAAGTTGTCGGAGAATGCAAAAAATATAAAACTCCCATTAGATTTATTAGGTGGGGAGAACCGTTTTTACACCCAGATATATTTGAATTTATTGAGTATGTGAAGTTTTGCAAACTTCCTCTCCACATAACAACAAATGGTCTGTTTTTAGACAAGGAAGGTTTAGAAAATATTGTAAGGCTCGAATTAGATTCGATTATATTTTCCTTTCAGGGGGCAACGAAAGAAGAATATGAATTGGTGCGAAATAATAATCGCTATGATGAATTAAGGGAAAACATAGAGGGGTTGGTTGGAATAAGAGACAAAAAGCCAAAACCATATATTCATATTACCTCTACTATGACCAACGAAACAGAGGAGGAGATAAGTGCGTTTAAGGATTATTGGGGGAAAATTGTAGATTTGGTTACAACAGGCAAAACGAATTTATCAAGAGTGCCGACTAATATTTTACGAAGCAAGGAAACGATTGGAAGGTATTATCGGCCTTGTACGGAAGTCTACCAAAAATTAAGCGTGAATTGGAATGGGGAAGTTACCTGCTGTTGTGCCGATTTTGACGATTTTATGATAGTGGGTGATTTAGCCGTAGACACGCTTCATCATATTTGGAATACCAGTAAACGCCTGGAGACTTTTAGGTGGATGTTGGATAATAATATGCACCAGAGTTTAACCCTCTGTAGTACTTGCTGGCATCCTTATGACTTCTGAAATTGTGGGTCTCGTATTGGCAAAAGGAAGAAGCAGACGGCTATGGAATAAAAACTGGAGAAAATTTCGTGGCAAACCAATGTTCCTCTGGAATGTTGAAAAGTGCTTAAACGTGTTTGCTAAAGTATATGTAAGCACGGATTATGACTTTATCGGAAATTGGGCCGAGAAAATTGGCGCTAAAGCTATTCACCGACCCCATGGGATGTCGGACGATGCTCCCAACATTCCTGTATATCGGCACGCTTTTGAATATATGGACAATCCAGATGCTATTGTGGCAGTTCAAGCCAATTCTCCAACTATTGAAATAAGGCTCGTTGAGAGAGCAAAACAAATAATGAAGTTGGGATGTCAGGAATTGTTGACCTGCCACACGGACTATAAAATATACGGTTCTATTTGGGCGATGACCAAAGAAAGATTGGAGAGTTACGGCAATCCATATAACCCCAAACCCGAAGTTTTGTTGATAGATAACTCAATAGATATTCACATCTATAAAGATTTTAA